TAAAGAGGAAGAGACATGGAGGGCGAACAATAAACTCGCCCATGCGAAATATAAAATTCAGGTAGATGAGAAAATCGCATACTTGCTCACAAAGCCGGTTACATACAAAACAGACGGAGCAGATAAAAACGACACTTATGTCGAAAAGGTCAAAGATGTGCTTGGGAAACACTTTCAGTATCAACTTACACAACTCGGATATGAGGCGTCAAACAAAGGGATCGGATGGTTGCATGTATATCTTGATCCGGAAGGAGAGTTGAAAACAATCGTGATCCCGGCGGAGCAGTGCATTCCGTACTGGTCGGACAGAAGCCATACAGAACTGGATGCCATGATCCGGGTATACAATACGACGGTATGGCAGTATAACCAAGAGAAAGAGATTACGAATGTAGAAATTTGGACAAAGGACGGCGTAAAATATTACCGTTTAGAAGGACAAATGCTCGTCTACGACAATGATAAAAGTATGGATGCAGGCGGACCCGTAGCGCATTATAAAAGTGTAGAGGAGTGGAAAACGTGGGGGAAGGTGCCATTCATTCCGTTTAAAAACAATCAGATCGAAATGCCGGACATCAAATTTGTAAAGAGCTTAATTGATGGCTATGATTTAGGGCGCAGTGAAGCGGCGAACTATATGGATGAGGTCAAAAACCTGATATTTGTCTTAAAGGGGTATGGAGGTCAAAATCTATCAGATTTTATAAAACAGCTCAATGAAGACAGAGCAATTTTGATCGATGACGCAGAAGATGGAGGCGTCGATACGCTTACGCCACAAATGGATATTACTGCATTGCGAGAGCACTACGAGCAGTTAAACCGCGATATTGTAGAGAGTGGGCAATCGGTAAATAAAGACTTGGACAAATTCGGATCAGCGCCGTCCGGCGTGGCTTTGAAATTCATGTACAGTAGTCTTGACCTTAAATGCAACCTTATGGAAACGGAGTTCAGCAGGGGGTTTGAGCTGCTATTGTATTTTGTGGATCTGTATTTGCAGATTTCCGGACATGGAGATTACGAAAAGATTGATGTAGAGTTGGTCTTTAACAGAGATATGGCGATAAACGAGGCGGAGCAGATTCAAAATTGTAGTAATTCGCAGGGGATTATATCGGATGAGACACTGATCGCGCACCATCCTTTTGTGTCTGATGTGGAAGAAGAACTGGAAGCGTTGAAAAGGCAAAAGGAAGCATATAGTCCGTTGTGGGATAAAGCGCCGATTATAAAGGACGGAGAAAATGGAGAAGAATAGCGAATACTGGGAGAAGAGACTTGCGTCGGAAACGTGGAAAACTTACAACTCACTGGAAGAAAAGAACCGGGAACTGTTGGAGTTTTATATCGATGCGAGTGAAAGTGTAAAAGAGGAGCTCTATCGACTGGCTGAGAAGTACAGTAAGGATGGAGTTCTTTCTCTGTCTGATATGCATAAACAGAACCGTCTCACAGAATTGAACGGAAAGTTTGAAAAGATCATAGAGGATCTTGGACATTCAACGGAAGCATTTGCGAAGAAAAACATGCAGGATGGATTCAAAAAAGTGTATGCGGATACCGCGGTAGGCATGGGAGAGCTTGATTTTTCAATGCCGAATAAGAAACTGATGGAGAAGCTGATGGAAGCGCCGTGGCGTGGGGATAACTTTTCGGGAAGACTCTGGAAGAATCAAAAGAAATTGGCAGTTAGCCTGAATGATATCCTGCTTACTGGATTGCAGCAGGGAAAAACGACGGTTGAAATCGCGATCATGCTTCATAACCGTATGGGGCAGGGATTTAATGAATGCCACAGGCTTGTCCGAACGGAAACGATGCATTATTTGAACGATGCGACCTTGCAGCGTTATAAAGACGCAGATGTTAAGTATGTGCAGATTTTAGCAGCAAAAGATGAAAGAACCTGCGATATCTGCGGTGGATATCACGAAAAGGTCTATCCGATCGAGGAGTGTGTTCACGTTCCGCTGCATGCGAATTGCCGGTGTACGATCATTCCGGTTACGGATGAGAAATTGATTGCGGCATATGAGAAAAATCATCCTGACGAGTTAGAATCGGATATCGGACAGAAAATAGTAGATCATATTACTGGGATATCAAAACAGAGAAAGATGTTTGAACAGAAAGTTAAAAATATAAATGATATTCGTGTAAGAACATTATTAACCCAATCGTTGGAAAGGACTACTATAAAAAGGGCAAAAGGAAGAAAGTCTAAATATTCGGCTAGTGAAAAGACAGTGTATCTAGCGAAAAATGCAAAGGTTGATACATTAGCACATGAACTATTCCATGAAATAGATGATGCCTATGGGTTAATTGAAAATGGATTGTTAAGTAAATCTGTTATATCTGATTACAATAAGCTGCAGAACCTTGCGAAAGGTTATGGAAAATCCATTGAAGAAATGTTATACTCAAGGTATCCAAAAGCATTCAGGAAAGATACCGAGAAATTGGCGTTGAAGGAAGAGTATCGAGGCATTTCGGATATTTTAAACGGAATGTCTAGCGGGGAAATAAATCTTGGATATTGGCACGATAAAGAATATTGGAAAAAGACTGGAAGAGTAGAAGCAGAAAGTTTCGCACAATTTGGGCGTGCTTTGTACGGGGGAAATCCAGAGGTTTTGGATATGTTTAAATCATTATTTCCGAATTCATACGATGAGGTGAGTGGAAGGATTGAAAGGTTGATAAAATAATGTGGTATGGAAAGACAACAGAGGAATTGAAAAAATTGAATGAAGAGTACTATAAGTTGTTCGGTGGGTATCCATTCGGGCATATGGAGCTTGAATATGAAGCCGATGAGTACGATGAGTACGTAAGAGATATTAAAAAAGCAATCAGAATCAAGAAACCATTAACAGAATTTGTAGAGTAGGTACCACCGGTCGAATACGATTGGTGGTCTTCTTATATTCAGAAAGCAGGAAAGGAGGAAGTGGCATGAAAGCAGTATGCGTTAAAAATTATTATGACAAGCAGCTGAAGAGGAAAGTGACGGTAGGCGATGAACTGGAGCTGACAGATGAGCGGTTTAAAGAGTTGTCTACGACAAGTAACGACGCAAAAATGACATTGGTAAAAGCGAAGCCGGGGAAAAAGGCGGCTGCAAAGAAAGGATAAGGTGATCCTGAATATTTCCCAGCTCCGGGTTACAGAGCACATGAAGCATCCGTAAGGGTGCTATTTTTCTACCCTTTTTTATAGGTTGCAGGGTATAAAGAACAACGGTACATCCCAGTACCGGGAGAGCCGGTATAAAAATCTATGGAGGTAAAGAAAAATGGAGTGGTTACAGAAAATTTTATCAAATGCGGTTTATGGGGCAGATGGGAAGCTGGATGTAGAGGCTACCATGAAAAAGGTGAATGAGGAAGCACCAAAGCATATCATTCCGAAAGAGCAGTATAACGGAAAGGTAAAGGAGCTTGAGACTGCAAATAAGACAATCGGGGATCTGAAAAAGAACAATGCCGATAACGAGGAGCTTCAGAAGACGATCAAAACGCACGAAGGGACAATCAAGCAGTTAAAAGCTGACCATGAGAAAGAGATTAAAGGCATGAAGATCGATGCGGCAATCAATAAGGCGCTTGCGGATAACAATGCGAAACACGCGGAATTGCTGGCAGGGAAAATTGACCGTGAAAAACTGATCGTTTCGGATGATGGAACAGTTTCAGGACTGGACGAGCAGATGAAAGGCTTGAAGGAAAGCTATAAGGATCTGTTTAATCCTGTTTTGTCGGGAAGAAATCCGGCAAACCCTGACGGAGGTGGTTCAGGGGTAACGGCATTTGATACACTTGTGCAAAACGCCGACAGCATGACAGCCGAAGAAGTGGCGGTACAGTTTGCGGCGATGGCGAAAGAATAAGAAAGAGAGAGGATGAAAGAATATGGCAGCAGATAATTTTAAACCTACCCTTTGGGAGGGAGCGCTTCTCGCGAACTTCCATTCCGTATCGATTGCGGACGTATTGGCAACAAAACCGACAGAAATTAAAGGGCAGAAAGTTATTTTTAACCGGGTTGCAGGGGGAACACTGAAAGATTACTCGGGAAGTGTGGACTGGGATGATATCGACACGACTCCGGTAGAAATGGTATTTGACAAGAAGAAATATTTTGCGTTTGCGCTGGATGATGTGGATAAGGTGCAGTTAAAAGCAGATCTTTTGTCGGCGACAACGAAAGAACATGCGGCGGTTCTTGCAGAGACGTACGACAAAGACTTTTTCGCGGCGCTGTTGGCAGGGACAAAACTTCTGATCGGAAGTTCCTCTGCGAAGAAGAAAGTAACTGCGGCAAGCGCATATGATTACATCGTAGATCTTGGAACGATGCTCTCCAAGAAGAAAGTTCCGAAAGTCAACCGTTTCGTGACGGTAAATGCGGACTATCTCGGATTACTGTCCAAAGATAAGCGCTTCACGGCAAACCCGAAAGTGTTGGAAAATGGAGTGGTAGAAGGTCAGACAATCAACGGCATGCAGGTGATGTGTTCCGAGGAACTTCCGGCAAACGTCATTATTGCAAACCATAAATCCGCGATCGGTGCGGCGAAACAGATCAATGAAGTAGAAGCGATGCGTCTGCAGAATAAATTTGCAGACGGAATCCGTGGACTTTGTGTGTACGGCGATAAAGTACTCCGTGACGATGCAAGTGCAGCATTATATTTTGAAGTCGGAACAGCGGCAGATGCAGATCCGATCAACGTCAAGATCACAAACGATACAAAGAGTCCGGTAAACACAAAAGAGGTATCAGCCTAGAGGGGGAGTAATCCCTCTCTTTTTGAGGTGATGAAGAATGGAAAAAAAGATTTTAAAGGAATTGTT